CGGCTCGGCGGCCAGGGCCTCGCGGACTGGCACACGCTGCTGGACGCGTCGATCCGGAACCCGACGCCGTACTACGAGACGCAGCTGATGACCGAGCGGTCCGGCGGCGACACGCAGCTCATCCACGACCGTGACGTGATCTACGGGCCGTGGCTCGAGGGCGTCGGGTCCCGCAACGCCACCACGAGGTTCAAGGGCTACCACGCTCTTCGGGCGGCGGCGCAGCAGCTGGAGTCGCAGGCGTCGACGGTGCTGGCGCCGCTGGTCGACATCGCGGTGGGGAGGTTGAACGCATGACCGGTCTCGACTACGCGGTGTTCCAGGAGAACCTGATCGATCACGCCAAGCGCACCGGGATCTTCGACAAGGTCGCCGGGCACGAGATGAAGAACGGCCCGGGTCTCGGGGTGCACTGCGAGATCTTCACCGACACCATCGACCCGGCCCGGTCCGGGCTGGCGTCAACGTCGATCCGGCTGGGGATCAAGGTGCGGGTGCGCACCGACATGCTCGGCGACCCGCAGGACGGCATCGACCCGCGGATCATCCGCGCGGCCGGTGAGTTCATGGCTTCCGTCACGGCGGACTTCGAAGTCGAGGGCAACGCCCGGTTCGTCGATGTCCTTGGCGCGTACGGGATTCCGCTCTCGGCGCGGTCCGGGTATGTGGAGCAGGACCGGCAGCAGTACCGGGCGATGGACGTGACCGTCCCCATCATCATCAACGACGTCTTCGACCAGGGAGCCTGACGTGGCAAAGCAAAGCGGACTGGGGGACAACCTCTACATCGACGGCTACGACGTGTCCGGCGACGTCGGCGAGCTATCCAAAATCAGCGGCGGTGTCGCTCCGCTCGAGGTGACCGGCATCGACAAGCTGGGCTACGAACGGATCGGCGGTGTCCGCGACGGCAGCATCGACTTCAAGGCGTTCTTCAACCCGGAGACGATCGCCGGCGGCGGGTCGCGGGACGCGGTCCACAAGGTCCTGTCGACGCTGCCGCTGACCGACCGGGTCGTCACCTACTTCCGTGGCACGACGCTCGGGAACCCGGTCGCGAACCTGGTGTCGAAGCAGGTCGGCTACGACCCGAAACGTGGCCAGGGTGGCGAGTTCACGTTCGACATCTCCGTCGTCGGGAACGGCTACGGCCTGGGGTGGGGTGTGCAGTTGACCGCCGGGAAGCGGACCGACACCACGGCGACGAACGGAACGGGCGTCGACTTCGGCACCGGTTCGTCCGGCACGGGCCCGTCGGTGTTCGGGGCGCAGTTCTTCCTGCACGTCTTCGCTTTCACGGGCACGTCGGTGACGGTGAAGGTGCAGGAGTCGGCGGACAACGGCGGCACCGACCCGTGGGCCGACGTCACCGGCGGCACCTTCACCGCAGCGACGGGGATCACGGCGCAGCGGCTGGAGACGGCGCGGAACCAGACGGTGAAGCGGTGGCTGCGAGCCATCACGACAGGGACCTTCTCGCACGCGGTGTTCGCCGTGACCGCGACCCGCAACGACCAGTCGGTCGTCTTCTAAGGAGCGCAAGATGGCCAGAGTCGAACCAAAGCTGCCGCCGTGGGCGGTCAAAACCTACAGCGTGTCCGCCCCCCTCGAAACCCACTTCCGTGTCGCCACGTGCACCGAAGTGCAGTGCCCACGCGAAGAGTTCGGGTGGCAGACGGTGCTGCTCGAAGCCGACGAAACCGGTGCATGGCAGGCGAACTACATCCGCACGAAGTCGGGCCGCAAGTTCCGCGAGCACCGGCGCGAAGACGGCATGACCGTGTTCGAGTTCCCTCCCGGGCAGCGCTGCTTCGCCATCATGATCCGCGACGGGAAGATCGTGGCCGGCCACCCGAAGCGGATCGACCGGCCGGAGCTGTTCATCGTCCGCGACGGTGACTGGCGCGGCAACCCCCGCGAGACCGCACCGCTCGTCCACTCCGGACCCGATTCGTGGGTGGACGACTTCGCCACCCACCAAGACACCCTCGCCGAAGCGGCGAAACGAGGATAGGAGAACGCCATGGCGAAGCAGTCCGGCCTGGGAATGACCACGCTCAGCATCGACGACGCTGGGGGCACGGTCCGGGCCATCAAGAACGACATCACCAACTGGGACGTCGGCACCCCGCGCGGCACCCAGGACGTCACGGGCGTCGACAAGTCCGCGTACGAGCGGATCCTGTTGCTGGCGGACATGTCCTTCTCCCCGACGGGCGTGTTCAACCCGACGGCGAGCCAGTCGCACGACGTGTTCAAGACCGTGCCGTCCACCAGCGTTGCCCGCACCACGACCCTCACCGTCGGCGGTGTCACCCTCGCCGCCGAGCTGCTGTTCACCGACTACGGCCTGAAGCGCGCCGCGTCCGGCGAACTCACCTGGGACGCCCCGGGCGTGCTCGCCGACGGCAACGTGCCCACCTGGGCCTGACCACAAAGGACCGCCGCCATGGGATACAAGCGCACGCAGACGTACTACAGCCTCGAATTCGGCCCCGAGTTCGAGGGGCTCGAAGTACGTCTGCGTCGCGGGTCGATCCGCGAACGCATGGACTATGAGGCGCTCGGTGACTGGAAGAAGCAGATCGACGCGCTTCCGCAGTTCCTGGTGTCGTGGAACATCACCGACGACGAAACGGACGAGGTCCTGCCTCTGACCGCGGAAAGCTTGTGGTCTCTGGAAGAACCTGTCCTCACGGCGATCGTCAACTCCTACACGGAAGCGATCTACCCGTCCGCCCCTTTAGGCGAGCCATCGACCGATGGCGCGAAAGACGAGCCCGAGCCGACGTCGACGATCGATTTGGAGGCGGAGGGTTCGATGCCGATGGCCGACCTCGCGAGCTAGCCAATGCCGAACTGCTGGTCAAGCTGGGCCAGCGGTTCGGGATGTCGCCGCTTGCGGTGGCCGAGGAGAGCGACGAGTTGATCAAGTTGGTCGAAATCGTGGACTACGCGCACCGGAAGGAGGCGAGCTGAGTGGGCAACGACGTCCGCATCCAAGTCCACTGGGACGACCCGGACGGTGCGAAGTTCCAGGCGCAGCAGCGCGCCAAGGGACAGAAGGCCGGGCAGGCGGCCGGCGACGCGTTCTCCGGTGCGCTCACGAAACGATCGGGTACAGCTGGTGAGGAGGCAGCCAAGGCGGTCGGGAAGGGCTTCGAGAAGGAGTCCCGGTCGCGGCCGCTGAAGGTGCCGGTCAAGGCCGACAACCCGATCGACGCGGCGTGGCGACGCGACCTCGAGGCGTCGATCAAACGCACTGCCGGCGCGTCGCTGAAGATCCCGGCCAGCCCGGACACCGACCTGTTCCGGCGGGACCTCGAGGCGTCGCTGAGTAAGGCTTCGGCGCTGCTGAAGACCGAGATCCCGGTCAAGCCCGAGGACGCGGCAGCGTTCCGCGCCAAGCTCCAGACGATGGTCGACGCGGCCGAAGCCGGGGTGAAGGCCCACATCCCCGCCGAGGTGGACGAGGGTAAGGCGCGCGGCTCGGCGCGGAAGGCCGGCGACGGCGTCGAGCAGGAGATGAATAAGGTCGCGAAGCGATCGCAGGCCCAGTTCGAGGCGATGCGGTTCGTTGGCTTGTCGGTCGGGTTGCCGGCGGCGGCTGCGGTCGGCGCTGCGGGTGTCACGGCGGCGCTCGCGGCGGCGGGCGCTGGTTTCGCGGCGCTGGGGGTGTACGCGGCGTCGACGTCGGAGAAGGTCCAGACCGCGGCGAAGGGGATGGCGAACAACGTCCTCGACGACGTCAACGGCATGGGCCAGGCCATCGAAGGCGACATCGTCGAGACGCTCCAGGACGCCGGGAAGGCGTGGGACCGGCTGACGCCGCAGGTGCAGGCCGCGGTCGCCGCGTCTGGTCCGGCGGTGCGGGAGCTCGGTGGCGCGGTCACGGATCTCGCGGAGAACGCGATGCCGGGCATGCTGACCGCGGTGCAGCGGTCGGAGCCGGTGTTCAAGGGGTTGCGGTCGTTCGCTGGGCAGGCCGGGTCGGGCTTGTCGCAGTTCTTCGCGAACGCGTCGCAGGGCAGCGAAGCTGCTGGCGCTGGGATGGCGCGGTTCGGCGGGACGGTGCAGCTGCTGGAGGCGCGGCTGGGGACGTTGTTCGCGAACCTGGCGAACGGCAGTTCGGGGCCGCTGAACACGCTGCACGTCATCGTCGATCAGGTGACGGGTGCGCTGACGCGGATGACGG